CTCGATAGGAAAACAGAGGGCTGAACCCATGGACGCAAACCGCCATAAGGGGATGTCAAGCCCCCGTGTTGCGGCTTTTCCGTTTACGAAGGGACATAGATCCTTGCGTATACGGGCCTGGTGAGAGCGAGATGCATCACACGCTGCCCAAAGGTTCGGGCAGTGCGCTAACATCAAGCGTACCAGCGAGTAGGGTACACGGTCGGATGCATCCTTGAGATCTAGGGTAGCATAGCTGCCATCTCTAGATCCCTTGAGTGCTAAATCCTGGTTCCTCTTGTTAGAGGAGAAGTTCAGGACTCCTTCTGCGAAAGAGCCGATTTTGGGGTTTCGATTCCCCTTCTCCAGCTGTTTCACAAGGACCTCCATTACGGCCTGTTGTGTGTATTGCATGCACACAGGCTCTATGGAAATCACACGTGGGCCCTTCAAGGTCTTGGGAACCGGAACGACCCTCACGGGCGGTTCGTTTTCCCGGGCGAGCATACGTACATCCGCGAGCGCTTCATGGTGGCCCCAATTGGGGATTCCAAAAAGGTCAAGCGGAAAGCACGCTTCCAGTCTATCATGCCAACTGCTGAGTTTGTACTTCGCATTTCCTTTTATGCGCTCAGCGGTAGCACCGGGGCCGTGTTTGGGAATGAGATTTTCAGGCAAGAAGGCCTGATCGTCGATCATCCACTCAGACCACAGCTCGTACGATATCAGCCTAAACATGGCTAGATAACCTTCGTACTGAAGTGTCCATTTAAGCTCTGCTGCGGACATTTCACCGGGTGGACGTTGAACCTCGGTCTTAAGATAAGTATCGCGGTGAGGAGTTGAAACCTCACCTTGATGGTCTGGATCAGCTCGAGTACCCCAGCAATGGGCAATCTCGGCTATATCCTGGCCTTCTTCTGACCAAGTTGCACCATATGGCGAAAGTAATCTTGCCATAGAGGGTTCCTTACGAGGGAACCCAGGAGTTAGCGGTTGCAAAGCCGCTGCCTGGGCGCAAATCGTCCACGACAAACAAGACTCATTTGTCTCCAAGTATGCACGTATCGCCTTAAGCGTCCTCGCTCGAGAGCAAGGAAGCTCAATCTTCTTATGCATCAGTGTTATTTGACGCACAAAGAGAATGGCGTTCACGTTCGGTTCTTGGAGTAACTCTCCAGACTTAGTGTCAAAGATCAGTCCGAGCAAACCCCCGAGAAAACGTGGGAGCGCTCCTCGCTTCTTAAATGCTAAAAAGCGAGACGTGGACACACGACCTTCGCTCAGACTCTTTTCAAAGTCTGTGCAAAAGTCGGGAAGGGTTAGTGTTAGAAATGACACGCCCTCCCTTTTGACACGTTCCAAGATGCACTTCGCATCTCGGATGGTGTTGACGCGAAGACTTATACTCGCATCCTTCAAGATGTCGAGTAGTACGAGGATCGACTGGCTTTTCATGGGCTACTCCTATAGAGGGGTTAACTCATTCCAGTCCCACAGCCCACAGCACGCCCCCAGTTACGGGGTGCCCGTGTGCGCTATGCACATGATCGTTTCAAAACGGCCCTCTGAAAATTGTCCAGAGGGTACGGCTTGTTTCGATCACGTGATCAACGCACGTACCAACGTAGTCAAGCAATGTTCTAAGCATGGGATTTCTCCTTTGTCGTGGGTTGCGATCAATGCCTGCGGTTGCAGGTCACGATTCGCCGGCCACGAATGCTTGTCCGTTGCCCAGTACGCTTGCGACGAGGCGAACCAGTAGGCCCTGCATCTCTTCCCGTGAGAACCCTCTTTTGGGTTCATCGAGAACGATAAAAGCAGAAGCCCTCACCTGAATGTTTAGTGCAGGTGTGAACGGGTCCGCCGACACTTTTTCAAAGTCCAAACGGTAGAGCCTGCGTATTCGCTTTGCGATCGAATGAGACACCGTCAAGTTGAGGGTGTTATCCGGAGACGCATAGCGGCTACGCATGTCACCGCGTGAGACTGCGACCATAGTGACGTCGTCACCGGTGGGAGTTATGAGGAATTCACGAGCCGTCAACGTCTTATCGACGACCGTGTCCTCTCCACTCACGCCGGGGTTAGGGGCCGAAATTTGGCTGTTATCAAGCATGTGAGATACCTCAAGTTGTCCGGTAAGTTCCGGATCAGTTGTTGCGCGCTCGGGTCAGTCCTAGCGCGAGAAGGATGGCAGTCTGCTTTGGGCTCAGAGAGCTTAAGCTTATGCCAAATCCATAAGGCGTAGCGCGTACCCGCCGTTTCCAATCGAGTATGTCGGAAGCTTGGAAGTAAT